CCAGAAAACTGATGGTGTCGCGGGCCGAGGTAAGGACCATCTTGCTCATCATAATGAGCGTGACAGCCTCCCGGACGTCGGTGGTGTCGCCAGATGCGGTGACACCAAAGAACTGGACAAGCGCCTCCACGCCGCTTCGCAGCAGAGAGGTGCCAGCCCACTCATGGCCAGCGCCTTGCGAGGCAAGCTGAATGGGCTTGACAAAGTTGTCAGTGTCAGTGGTGTACTCCCAATCCCCCTCGCAGTCGGCGAGGAGGTCAAAGGCCTGCGTGAGGAGCGTAGTTTGATACTTGCCCTCAGGCATGGTCTTGCCGAGAATGGAGTCCGCCATCTTGGTGTGGAGTCGGGGATGCTCGAAGAGGCCAAAAGGAAAGGCTTCCTTGAAGGAGTCCACCTCCTCGAAGTAGCTCGAAAAGAGCTCGTTGGCCTTCTCAAAGCGGAGTTCGTTGGTGAGCTCCGTGAGGGGGCCTGGCTTGAGGAAGGGAATCATGCTCTGAATCTTGGCCACGAGGCCATAGAAAAGACCGACGTCGGACTCTGGGTCAGGTTCATCTGCGGGAGCGTCTTCGTCTTCCCCAAGCGGAATGGGGGTTTCAAAGTCGGGCTCCTTGGGAAATATGTGGCTGTAGGCTGAGAGGCCCACACCCAGAGCGGCGGCGCCGCCTGCGGCGGCAACCCTCTTGAGGTCGTGGCCCTCTGCAATGGCATGGGCCACAAGGGTCATGCCACCACAGGAGGCGATGGCAGGGTTCTGCATAAAGAGCCCCACCAGCAACTGGACGAGGCCCGTGAGCAGGGTGAGCTTGCGGCGGATGGCCGCCTTGAGAGCGGCCTCGTAGGCCGCACGGGCACGGCTCTGGACTGATTCCGAAACCTTATGGATGAACTTGTTCACGTTAGACGTGACAGTTTCCATGAGGTAGGGGATAAAGGCCGAGAGCCGATCAAAGAGGCCCTGTGAGATGAGAAGGCCGTTGGCGGAGGCCATGGTCCGGATCTCACTCATGGGGACGTCGAGGCGCGACAAACGCTTGTAGAAGTCGAGGAGGGCC